AGTTTTCCGTCCCAAGTCATCGGATCATTTAGTCTTGGAACTCCTTTTATTAAAGCAGGTATTGATGTTGATGTTACTGGAGTAACAAGTGAATTTGACACAGGTAACGAAAGCTCACAAGCTGGAGCTAACCCAGTAATATACAATGGTGGTAAAACATTTAAAGTAACAGTTGTAAGTGTAGGTGGTAGTAATAAATACTTTATAGATGGCAGACAACAGTATGGTTTAAATTTAGTCAAAGATCGTGCACTGTTTACCTTTGATCAATCTGATAGTTCTAATAGTGGACACCCTTTACGATTTTATTTAGATGAAGGTAGAACTATACCTTTTACAACAAATGTACAGACTATAGGAACTCCGGGTAATGCTGGGGCTTACACACAAATATTTGTTGCGAATGATGGTCCAACTACATTATACTATCAGTGTAGTATACACGCAGGCATGGGTGGAAAAACAAACTTCCAACCATTAATTAGAACGAGAGTTATTTCTCCAAATATTAATGGTGATGGTAACTTGGTACTAACAGGAGTTAGTGCTAAATTTAGAACAAGAGTTAGAGGTATCTGGACACCTAAAGTTTTTGGAGGAACAAACGAAACGTGGAAGGCTAAACGAATATGAGCATAACATACAATCAATTGATAAATAGAATTAAGACGACAAGTGAAGACACAAGCACAGAGTTTGTAGGAGACATACCAGCTTTTATTGAAAGAGCCGAAGGAAGGCTTACAAGAGAAATAGATTCATATGGTGTTGTACAGTATGCAACATCAAACATGGTTATTGGTGATCCATTTTTAACTAAACCATTAAACACATTAATAATTAAAAACTTAAATATTTTAAAGTCTAATGGCACACGAATTAATTTATTACAAAAGACTGATGAATATTTAAATGATTATTGGCCACAACGCACAAGTACGGGTGTGCCTCGTTATTATGCTAACTTTGGATTTGATAGGCTGTTAGTATCACCTACACCAGTATCGGCCTATGATTGTGAAATGTCTTATATTGTCCAACCAACAGCAGCTACTTCTGTGCATCAAGAGAATTTCTTTACACAATATTGTTCTAATGCATTGTTTTATGCTAGTATGAAGGAAGCCTGTATGTTTATGAAAAATTATACAGCTGCTCAAGTTTGGGAACAAGAATACCAACGAGCATTTACTGACTTACTAAATGAAGCCAGAAGAACAAGACAGGATGATATGAGAAATAATGCCTCACCAGCTGGAGGTGATAACACATTAGTAAAGGGAAGTAATTAATTATGCCAAGTAGTTATACAACAAGACTTAGATTAGAAAAACAAGCTGATGGAGAAAATGCGAATACCTGGGGTGATCGTCTTAACCAACAAGTAATTGACATGGTGGACGAAGCCGTAGGTGGTGTCGTCGTTGTCAGTACAACAGGAGCAACAACTTCATTAACAGCTAGTAACGGAGCAGCCGACCAATCTCGTAATGCCGTATTAAGAATTGAAGGAACATTAGGATCAAACTCAACTATAGTGATCCCTAGTGTTGAAAAATTATACGTTGTTGACAACCAAACAACAGGTGGCACACATACCGTTAAATTAAAAACAGCCGCAACAACAACAAATGTTATAGCCCCTCGTGGTGGTTCAAAGTTTATTTATTGTGATGGAACAAATGTACATAATGCTGTTGACCCAGTAGGTGTAAGTGCACTATCTACAGAAGGTGGTGCCGTTGGTCCTATTACAGTAGGTGGCACGGTATCGGCTACGGCAGTCGTAGCTACTCGTATGACTGCTACAAGTATTTCAAGTTCAATCACAGATACTACCAAATTATTTGCAACAACAGCTATATCCGTTAGTGCTGTTGATTCACTAGGTAAACAATTAAGAATTACAAAGTCGGCTGTAGCTGACATTGTTTCATTAACTGATGCATCAACAATCTCGGTAAACTTCAACAGTGGTCAAAACTTTGATGTTAGATTAGGTGGTAGTAGAAACTTAGGTGCTCCAACGAATGTGCAAAAAGGGCAGACCGGGTCTTTCTTTATTCGTCAGGACGGTACTGGATCACGAACGTTATCATTTAATGCTGCTTATGATTTTGTTGGGGGCACGGCTCCTACACTAACAACGACAGCTTCTGCCGTCGACCGTATTGACTACGTTGTGTTATCGAGTTCTAGTGTGCATATGGCGGCATCACTAGATGTTAAATAATACAAGAGGTATAAATGGTATTTCAAAATAATGTTCTTATGGGTGCAAGTGGATCTGGCACAACCACATACTCTATAGACCAATCAATTAGGTTTAACTTTTCTGATAGTGCATATATGTCCAGAGCAGTTGGGTCTGGTGGTAACACTAAAACTTGGACATTTAGTTGTTGGTTTAAAATAGGTGTCTTAGGTTCAAAAAGAAGTGTATCACCTTTTCTTTGGTCGTGTCATCAAAGTGATGGCAACAGACTTCAGCTAAGTTTTGATAGTGGTAGTTTAGGAGTAGCTGGAGATTTTTTAAGCATATATGATGGTGCTTCTGCATCAACTATCTTTAGAACAAATAGAGTTTTTCGTGACCCAAGTGCTTGGTATAATTTAGTATTAGTCGCAGATACATCAAATGCAGTTTCATCTGAAAGGTTTAGAGTGTATGTAAATGGTCAAAGAGAAACTTCTTTTTCTACTATTAACTATCCAGCTTTGAATGCAGATTTAGGTTGGAATCAAAATGGGTCAACTTATTATTTAGGTGATTATTTTGCATCACATGGAACATATGGTTTTGATGGATATATAGCAGAAATGGTGCATATAGATGGAACTGCACTAGACCCTTCTAGCTTTGCTGAAACAAATAGTGAAGGGATATGGATTCCCAAAGATGTAAGTGGCTTAACATTTGGTACTAAAGGTTTTTATATTGATGGTAGAGATAGTGCTGACCTTGGAGACGATGAATCAGGTAATGGTAATGATTTTACGACAAGTGGACTTGCAGCACATGACCAAATGGCTGACTCACCTACTAATAATTTTTGTGTAATGAATCCTCTTAATACTCACTCAAGTATTACTTTAAGTAATGGTAATTTACAATCAACTGCCTCAGCATTTACTGGAAGTGGTGCATCAATATTATTACCAAGTACAGGAAAATGGTATGCTGAGATTAGATATAATAATGCAAGTTTGGGTGAATATCCTATGATAGGGATTTATAATACTATTAAAAATTTAAGCACTTCTGGATTAAATCCTGGCAACACAAGTGGTGATAAAGATATTGGTTTTGGTGCTGATGGTAGACGAAATGAAGATAGCACAACTACAGGTAGTTGGGGTAATGCTGTTGGTGATGGAAAAATAGGTGCTTTAGCAATTGATATGGATAATAAAAAGATTTGGTTTGGACATAATAATAGTGGTTCTTTTGTGTGGCAAGCTAGTGGAGACCCATCAGCAGGAAATAATGAGGCTAATACAAAAGCATTTGCTGATAATGTAGTTTTTGGAAATAGTCATTATAGTGGTTCAATAGTATGTTGGAACTTTGGACAAGAGGGCACCTTTGGTGGAACAGAAACAGCACAAGGTAATACAGATGCTAATGAATTGGGTAACTTCTATTATGCACCACCAACAAATTATCTAGCATTATGTACAAAGAATATAGGGAGTTAACATGGCAACACCAACAATACCAAATGGCGAAGAACATTTTACAAATACAATTTACCAAGGTAATGGAACTGCTATAGGTTCTGGAGGTAAAACTATTACTGGGTTAGAGTTTAAACCAGATTTTACATGGATAAAAAATAGAGATGCCTCAGATAGTCATGGTTTATATGATTCATCAAGAGGTGTTACTAAACAAATAGAGTCTGACAATACTTCAGCAGAAACAACAGAGTCAGAGGGATTAACTTCTTTTACAAGTGATGGTTTTACATTAGGTAGTTTAGACCAAGTTAATACTAACAATGAAAGTTTTGTTGGGTGGAATTGGAAAGCAAATGGAGGAACTACTGCAAGTAATACTGATGGTTCAATTACCTCAACTGTCCAAGCTGATACAACATCTGGATTTTCAATCGTAAAATATACTGGAAATGGTAGCAATGCTACTATTGGACATGGGTTATCTTTAGCACCAAGTTGGATAATGGTAAAAAATCTTTCTCAAGGTGATGCTTGGAAAGTATATCATCATAAGGTTTCTAGTGACCCACAAACTGATTATTTAGTATTAAATACTACTGGTGCTGTTGTAGATGATGCTACTGTTTGGAATGATACTGCCCCTACAAGTACAGTTTTTTCTATTGGAACTCACACAGATGTTAATACAAGTTCTGAGAATTATGTCGCATACTGCTGGCACGAAGTAGATGGCTTTAGTAAATTTGGTACCTACAAGGGAAACGGCAGTACAGATGGTTCTATGATTTACACAGGATTCCGACCAGCTTGGTTACTGATCAAACGAACAGATTCTAGCACTGGTGGTAATTGGTCAATAATTGATAATACCAGATACCCAGCAAACCCAATCGGTGCACCTTTACTTGCTGATACAACAGACCCAGAATCGGGTCTTTCATCAATAACTATGGATTTACTATCAAATGGTTTTAAAATTAGAAACACTTTAAACTCTAATAATGCATCTGGTGCATCTTATATTTATATGGCGTTTGCTGAACATCCATTCGTTGGGGACGGAACGAGTCCTGTAACTGCACGATAGGGTTGTATATATGAAACAAATATTTAATAATAGAAACATACGTAAAGGAGTATTATGTCTTGGGCAATAGTAAAAAACGATCAAGTAATTGAGATACTAAATGGTGCAAAAGCTGTAACCATAAATGGTATACAATACCCTAGTAATATTTTTAGTATATGGCCAAAGGCCGATCTTAAAAATATTGGTATTTATCCTACACAGATTACAAGCACGATAGATAGTAAGACTCACAGAGAAACTGGTGGTGTGACCTATACAGTTAATACAGATCACGTAGCTATACATTATGAAAAAACTACTCATAACTTAACTGGTTTAAAAACAAATCTATTAAGTCAAGTTGATAACCATGCTAATAATGTTCTATCACCAACGGATTGGATGACTGTTCGACAAGTTGAAGCTGGTGTAACTATAGCTGATGATTGGAAAACATGGAGAGCCAGTGTAAGAACACAAGCTAAAGCTATGAAGACAGCAATCAATGCCGTAACAACAATCACCGATGTTCCGGGTTTATATGTAACCTATGCATCGGCTAGTGACGGAACAATGACATCAGTATCTAGTGGTTATCTATGGCATTGGCCAGCTAATCCAGATGAGGCTTAGAGAAAGGTGGAGAGAATAAATGTCCACCGATACAATTCTATTTGATGTAAATTTCAGACCGGGGATAGACAGAGAGTCAACACAGTATGCCTCCAAAGGTGGATGGTTTAACGGTGATAAGGTACGATTCCGTGCAGGTAAACCAGAAAACATTCGTGGTTATGAGAAGAGAGTACAACAATCATTCATTGGTACAGGTCGATCTGCTCATTCATTCACAAGTAATACAGGAGTCAAGTTTCATTCGTTTGGTACACCGAGTCATTTATATGTATATGCTGGTGGTGCTAATGCAGACATCACACCGATTCGTACGTCAATAACAACATCAGGAACATTTAGTACCCAAGCTGGATCAACACGTATCCAAGTATCAACAACAAATCATGGAGCTAATGTTGGTGATTACTTCATTGCTGTATCGTCAACAACTATTGGTGGTAATCTTGTATTTAATAATGCTCAACACGAAGTTGTATCTGCGACACAAAACCAATTTACATTTAACACAACCGTAGCCGCATCAGCCACAACTAACAACCAAGGCCAAGCTAACATACGGTTCTACATACACTCTGGTGGTTCTCAAAATATACC